GGGCCCTATTTTCCAGCATTTTATCGTAGTATTTGCAGCAGAATCCCCGTATTTGTGGTACAGACAAAAGGATCCGAAGAATGCTCGAATGGATTGCACCACAGGAGTATACGACAAATTATACAGACGACGAGGCTTGGCAAGCTCAGAACCAGATCACTCAGAACGATACAGTCAGATCCCTTTATACTGAATAAAAATAGGAGTGTTTTAGGAACCCAATCAAATTTACATAGATCTATAAGGGCCAGGAGGAAAAGGTTCCCCAAACACCCTCCTAAATCACAAATGGAGAGGGTTTTTGGGAGGACCAACAATCACGGAGGAGCACGTACTTATTAATAGGTACAGGACCTCCGTCTCGGATCCGAGACGGAGGTCTTCATCCCTAGCCGAATCCCGTTCGTAAATATGGTAGGAACCGGGTTGGACATGGGCTACATGAAACCCCAGCTCCTGGAGTATAAACTCAACCACTACGGATTCAAACAGTTTTAATTCCCGGGACCCCAAAATAGGGATCCCAACTTTTTTCTCATTTTTCAATCAAAAAATTTTTTATTTCAAAAAACTTTTCTTATGTTTGTGATACAAACAAAAGGATAAGACAATGGCAATTACAAGTTACATCGACAGCAATGGTTTAAGACTTATGGTTACTCAGCTTCCTTCGGGTGCTTTCGACCTCTATTTCAGTAACGGGATCATCTCCACCTGTTACACACAAGAGGAGCTCCAGGACTTCCTCCAGAGGAATAACTTTCAGAAATGTTAACCCTCAATCAGGTAATGGAGTTGAAAAAATAGAACACGTAGAACATAAATTCAAGCCAACTATTATGGAAAAAAAATTCAACTGGGACCTTCCGGCAGACCCGGACCCCAAATCGGACAACTATTACAACGGGATCGTATCCAAGGAGCTGAAAGTCCCCAGCAATGTGGTAGAGGATCTCCTCGGAGTTATTCACAGAGAATCAGTTATCAATCAGGCGGATTTTGTCAATATAGGGATTCAGTCTATTCTTGACCGGTTTGGCATTAAAACCGACAAACCTCTCACAAGAAAGGAGAAGCTCCTGGCATTCATCGGATTTAAAGCTGGCTCAATATGGGAGAAATTGGTGGGAGACCAAAGACAGTCAGAACCAGCTTCACCAAACCCTCTCGAAATTGCCATGATGAGACTTCTCAAAACAAACGGAAAAAAATGCTGATTTTACCGCAGAAGTATCACATTTGTGATACAAACAAAAACTACACAACTATGAGAACAGTAAAATCGGTACTTATCGTCACTCGAATGGGATACGTGGAGGGAGTCTTCACTTCCTTCAGAGCTTTGGCTAACTCCCAAGGAGCCACTCGAATCAATATTGAAGGCGAGTATGAGTCTTATACTGAGCCTGAACTGATGGACATTACAGCTAACGGTAAGACATTTACCTACTTCGGCAAGAAATGCAGAATATCAGCAAGAACCTTAAACAGATAACCATGAAAAAGATTGAAAAATACGTAGTATTCAAGTATGAGGACGAGTTCGGATTCCACTACATGAAAATGGACAAGCTTCCCGGGGAGGGACCTACATACATGGAGCCCATCTCGTTCGAGAAGAAGATCAACCCCAACTGTACTCCTGGAGCCATCACTCAACAGCCATTTTCAGAGGACGGAAAATCCGCCTATGTGCTCAGCTCAAAATTTGTCCCCACGGCGGGTTGGTGGCCAGATAAGGGAGACGTTCTGGAGTGGCAGGAAAGGACCCGGGTCTATAAGGCTCTCAAGGAGTTGGAGAGGAAAGGAGAGGACCTCAAGCTTGAGAAAGCCATTGAGCCTCTACGAGAAGTATACAAACGCCTCAGTCCAAGCAGAAGGAGTACGTTTATTGCTCAAGTGGTATACCTCCTCACTAAGTAAACAATTTTCACTAAAAAAGATTGAAAAAATTTCAATATGTGGGGAAAATTAATTATATTTGGGATAAACAACATGGACAACACAATGACTATCAATCTCAGAGAATTAATTGAACAGAGGGGTCTAAGGCTTCAAGAAGTGGCAGAATTTCTGTTCCCCGATAACCGGTTCCCCCGAGCAGCTCTCAACCGGGTCCTCAACGGAAAAACATTGCTGAACTCGGAGCAAGTCTCCCGATTAGCAGCTTGGCTTGGAGTATCGGTCGACAACCTCTACAAAGGAGCATGGAGCTCCGAATTTAATGGAGAGACATGTATTCTGACAAACGGGAACTACAGAGCCGAGTTATCGGTCAAAACGGGAGAGACGAAGGTGTTCCACCTCGGGTCCCTGTTTCATGAAACTGTTCTCCATGACCCGGCTATACCTCTCAGCAAGTACATTGAACTTCTGAACACCATAATCAAAAATCATCAAGCCAATGAAAGTAGAAATTAAGTTCGAGGCAAACCTCGAAGAAACTCAGGATCTCGAAATGGTCCACAAGATCTGTCAGGTTATCGGAGCAAATCCCGTGACAGTTAAGACGACTGACGTCAAGAAATCAGTCCCTGCACAGGACGTGAAGAAGCCAGCTCCAGCCCCCAAAAAGACTGAGGAACCCGAACCCATGCCGATGGATGCGAACTCCTCTTTGGGTTCCGACCCCGCTGTTTCCATTCAGGACATCCGGACTCTCCTGGCAAGTAAGGTGGACAACCACCGCGAAACCATCCGGGCAAAGCTCACTGAATTGGGAGCGAAGAATGTGACGGGATTGGATGCCCGAAACTACGACGCATTCTACGAATTCCTCAAAGACCTTGCGTAATGGGAGCCCCGAATCACTCATCTCGTAAGCACGCCATGCTTTCGGCATCAAAGGCAGACCGGTGGATCAACTGCACCCCCAGTGCCAGACTGGAGGAAAAAGTTGAGGAAACCGGTAAGCCTTCCAAGTATGCCGAAGAGGGTACTCTGGCTCACGAGATGGCAGAATGTTACCTCCGAGCGAGGTTCCGCATAACGCCTGTTGACGTTACGTCTGCTGAACTTAGGAAGCTGAAGAAGAGTGACCTCTACACTGAGGCCATGGATGAGCCCGTAATGGCTTATTGCCAGTACGTAACGGACCAATATACGGAAGCTCTACGGAAAACCAAAGACGCACTCGTTCTTCTGGAGGAGCGACTGGACTTCTCGGCTTGGGTCGAACAAGGATTCGGCACTGGAGACGCTTGCATTATCGCTGACGGGGTCATGGAGATCATAGACCTCAAGTTTGGCACTGGCGTGCCGGTTTTCGCTGAGAACAATGCTCAGCTGATGCTGTATGCTCTTGGGGCATTGTCCAAATTTGAGATGGTCTACGACATCAACATGGTAAAGTTGACTATCGTCCAGCCCCGGCAGGGTCGAATCTCATCATGGGAGATTACCCCCGAAGACCTCTACAAATGGGGTGAGGAGGTAGTGAAACCCAAAGCAGCTCTCGCTTACTCCGGGGAGGGGGAACTCCAAGTCGGGCACTGGTGCAGGTGGTGTAAAGTCAAAGCTCTGTGTCGCAAGATGGCAGACCACAATCTGGACTTGGCCAAACACGAGTTCAGAGAGCCCGAACTCCTGACCACTGAGGAACTCGCTCAGATTTTCGAGCAAGCCCCCATGCTCCAAGAATGGGTAAATGCTGTATCTGAGCACCTGCTCTCCAAAGCCATCTCGGGCGAGAAGATCCCGGGATATAAGGTAGTCGAAGGAAGGTCAATACGGAAATGGACTGACGAGAGTGCAGTTCAGGAAGTTCTTACCGCATGCGACTACACCCCGGATCAGTTCCAAGTTGTCAAACTGGCCGGGATCCCGGCTATCGAGAAGCTCCTCAAAAAGGACTTCAATTCACTGGTCGGGGACCTCGTCATCAAAGCTCCTGGCAAACCCACTCTCGTCCCTGAGTCTGACAAACGTCCGGCAATGGGCATAGAACAAGCAAAACTCGATTTTTCAAATAACTAAACTCCAACAATTATGAGTGCAACAACCAAAGTAGTTACCGGCAAAGTCCGGTTCAGTTACGCCAACGTATGGGAACCCCGGGCAATGGAGGGTTCCGACCGAGCAAAATACTCTGTGTCCATTCTCATCTCGAAGACTGACTCGGCAACTCTGGCTCGGGTCAAGGAAGCCATCGACACGGCTCTCAAAGAAGGCATCGCCAAATTGGGCGGCAAGATTCCCCCGACGTGGAAGAACCCCCTCCGTGACGGGGACACCGAAAGACCGGACAATCCGGAGTATGCTGGGCACATGTTCGTCAATGCCAACTCGGACAACCGTCCTGGCATCGTGGACGTCAACCTCAACCCCATCATCGAAAAAGGGGACTTCTACTCCGGGTGCTATGGCCGGGCGTCGATCAACTTCTACGCCTTCAACACCAATGGCAACAAAGGCGTTGCTTGCGGGCTGAACAACCTCCAGAAGTTGGCTGACGGAGAACGTCTCTCCGGGGGATCTTCGGCAGAAGAGGACTTCGGCCAGAACCCGTGGGACGACGACCTTATGTAGGTTGGTATGCTGGGTCTTACTTGGGATTAGGGGTTCGAATCCCCGCCCAGCAACAAGTTTAACAGTAATCAACATGCCGAGACGCTTATATTTCGATACAGAAACATATAGCCCGGAGGACATTAAATCCACGGGCGCCTATAAATACATAGAATCGGGGGACTTTCAACTCCTTATAGTGTCTTTCGCCTTTGACACCTCTCCCGTTCAGGTGATAGATCTGGCCAAAGGAGAGGAGCTCCCCGATTACTTCGTTTCTGCTTTAACTGATCCGGGGATCGAGAAATGGGCGCATAACGCAGTATTTGAGAGACTCGTATTTAAGCGTATAGGACTACCTATCCCGATTGATCAATTGTATTGCTCAATGGTAAAAGCAGCCTATTGCGGACTGCCTTTGGCTCTGGATGAACTCTCCAAGGCGTTAGTCCTCGGGGAGCACGGGAAGAAGTCGACCGGTAAAGCTTTAATCCGGTTTTTCTGCTCCCCGTGCAAGCCAACCAAGTCCAACGGGATGAGGACTCGGAACATGCCGGACGACGACCCGGACAAGTGGAACGAATTCAAGACGTATGCCGAATATGACGTGATTGCAGAACGCGAGATCGTGGAACAGCTGGACCAATTCCCATTCCCGGAGTTCGAACGTCGGAACTACCTCGTAGACCAAAGCATCAATGACCGGGGAATTCTGATAGATCTCGATATGGCCGGGAACGCCATCTCTTTCGATGAGGTATACACGGAGGAGATGACCGACCGGATGAAGGAGCTAACGGGCTTGGACAATCCTAACAGTTTAGCTCAGCTCAAGACATGGCTCAAAACCAACTTCGGGCTCGAGTTCCCAGCACTTGGCAAACCTGAGATTCTAGAATATTTGAAAAATACCCCAGAGGCTCCCGATCTGGTCAAGGAGGTTCTCGCTGGTCGGCTTGCACTGTCCAAGACTTCAACTAAGAAGTACATTGCAATGCTCAACTGCGCTGCCAAAGACAGGAGAGCTCACGGGTTATTCCAGTTTTACGGGGCCAACAGAACAGGACGTTGGTCGAGTCGAATGATTCAGCTCCAGAATCTCCCCCAGAATCACATGAAGGATTTGGACCTCGCCAGAAGCATGGTAGAGAAAGGAGACTACGACCTTATCGAAATGTGTTACGGCAATATCCCGGATGTTTTGTCCGAGCTCATCCGAACAGCCTTCATAGCCCCGGAGGGGAAAATGTTTGCAGTAGCCGACTTTAGTGCTATTGAGGCCCGGGTCCTGTCCTGGTTAGCCCAGGAGAAATGGCGACTCGACGTCTTCAACACCCATGGCAAGATCTACGAGGCATCAGCATCACTCATGTTCGGGGTCCCAATTGAGCAGGTTACGAAAGGATCGGACCTCAGACAGCGGGGAAAGACGGCAGAATTAGCACTCGGATATGAGGGATCGGTCAACGCAATGGAGAAGATGGACAAAGAGAAGAAGCTGTCCAAAAAGGAAATGTATTCCATTGTAGCTCTTTGGCGTCGAGCCAATCCTAAAATTGTTGAGTTTTGGGCGGAGGTGAACGAGAAGGCCATCGAGTGTGTCCAGACCAGGAAAACCAAGAAAGTAAGTTGTCTCGTCTTTGAACATGACGGGACCAATTTGACAATAGCTCTCCCAGCTGGGAGAAAATTATACTACAGAAATCCCCGGGTGAGACCCAACAGGTTCGGGCAGACTGGCATTGTCTACGACGGCATGGTCCAGTCAGTAGGATGGACTGAGGTAGAGACTTACGGGGGCAAACTGGTGGAGAACATAGTCCAGGCAATCTCCCGGGATCTTCTCGCCGAAGCAATGTACAGACTAAGCATTATGAAAGACTTCGAAATAGTAATGCATGTCCATGATGAAGCCATTGCAGAGGTAGACGAAGACCGAGCCGGGGATTGTCTGGAAACTATGTGCAGAGTTATGGGAGAGGATCTTCCTTGGCTGAACTGCTTGCCAATGGGATTACCTCTCAAAGCAGACGGATACGTTACTAAATTTTATAAGAAAGACTAATGACATACGACGGGGAACTCGATATTGCAATTGGACTGAGTGCAAGATCAAAAGTATGGAGCAACAAGAAACTGAAATGGTCTGAATTGGTCAGTCGACTCGGGGAGGAGAACAAGACCACTGAAACATTTAAGGAATTTGTTTCTGCAAGCAAGGAGGACCAGCTCAGAATAAAAGACGTAGGTGGATATGTCGGGGGCTACCTGAGAGGAGGCAAAAGAAGTCCGGCCAATGTGGTCCACAGACAGTTGATGACACTCGACTTGGACTTTGCCCACAAAGACCTCTGGGACGACTTCACTCTCCAGTTTGACAATGCAGCTGTTCTGCATGGGACTCACAAACACTCAGACGTGGCTCCTCGGTACCGACTAATAATGCCACTGAGCAGAGAGGTCACGGCTGATGAGTATGTGGCCATAAGCCGAAAAATTGCCGGGATAATCGGGATAGACCTTTTCGACAATTCAACTTTCGAGACCAACCGACTCATGTTCTGGCCTTCTACGCCGAAGGACATGGACTACTACTTTAAGGTTCAGGATGGTCCATGGATTGATGCTGACGAGATCCTCAACTCCTATGCCGATTGGAAGGACTCATCACTTTGGCCCACAGCTTCGTCCCGTTTCGAAGCTGTCGACAGAGCCGTTAAGAAGCAGGAGGACCCAACCATAAAGAGGGGGCTCATAGGAGCGTTCTGTAGGACGTACTCCATACCCGAAGCAATAGAGACTTTTCTCTCTGACACCTATGTCCCATCAGCATTGGAGGGCCGATACACTTACACAAAAGGAAGTGCTTCGGCTGGTCTTATCGTGTATGAGGACAAGTTCGCTTATTCCCATCATGGAACCGACCCGTGTGGGGGTAAACTTTGCAATGCGTTTGACTTGGTCCGCATACACAAATTCGGCCACCTTGACGACAAGGTCAAGGATCCTTCGTCGAAGTTGCCAAGTGTGTCAGCAATGGAGGAGTTCGTACGCAATGACCCAGACACTAAGACAACCATTGCCAACGACCACATCAACAGTGCCAAGTACGAGTTTGCCGATCCAGAGCATGATCGGACTCAGGAAGAAGTAGTCGAAAAGGAGGTTGACCCGGAGGCTGAGAGCGTCGAGTGGATGAAGGAGCTGGAGGTTGACACCCGAGGAGCATACCTCTCGTCGGATGCCAACCTCAACCTCATATTTGCAAACGACCCCAGACTCAAAAGACTGTTCAGACAGAACGACTTTGACGGTAAGAGGTACGTTTTTGGGAATCTCCCGTGGCGTCGGGTTGTTAAGCCGGAGCCGGTCAAGAACGTAGACTACTCCGGGGTCCGGAACTATTTGGGTTGCGTGTATGGAATAACGTCCTCGCTAAAGATCGACGATGCCATGGCTCTGGAATTTGAACGCAACCACTTCCACCCGATTCTGGACTACCTCAATGACCTCAAATGGGACGGGATCCAACGGGTAGACAAACTCCTGATTGACTACATGGGGGCTGACGACAACATCTACTCTCGCGAAGCCATCCGCAAGATGCTGGTTGGAGCAGTTGCCCGAGTTATGGATCCCGGGGTCAAATTCGACCTTGTGCTTATGCTCGTAGGACCTCAAGGATCCGGCAAAAGTACGTTCATCAAAAAATTGGGAAAATCCTGGTTTAGCGATACATTCCTGACAGTCCAAGGAAAGGAGGCTCTCGAGCAGATCCAGGGGGCATGGCTTATTGAAATAGCTGAGCTCTCAGGTCTCCGCAAAGCGGAGGTTGAGTCAGTGAAGCATTTCATATCTAAGTCAGAAGACTCATTCCGACCAGCGTATGCCAGAACTTCTGAGATATACCCCCGGCAATGCGTCTTTTTCGGCACCACCAACGACAGCGAATTCCTGAGAGACCCCACTGGCAACAGACGCTTCATGCCAGTGGACGTGGTCCCCAACAATGCCAAAAAAGACGTGTTCATGGAACTGGACGACGAGATAGACCAGATATGGGCTGAGGCAGTTGTCCTGTACAAATCCAAGGAAAAACTCTACTTGAGCCCCGAAGCCGAGAAAATAGCCAAAAACGAGCAAAGCTCGCACAGCGAGTCGGATGAACGGAAAGGCATCATTGAGGCGTACTTGGAACGTCAACTCCCGGACAACTGGGACTCAATGGATCTCTACCAGAGAAGAGACTTCCTGGTCGATGAGTTAAACCCCAAAGGCACCACCCCCCGAGACTACGTGTGTGTTGCTGAGATATGGTGTGAATGTCTTGGGCGGAACAGAGAGGACATGGACCGGTATAGGACCCGAGAAATCAATGACTTGTTGAAGAGCATGCCAGAATGGGAGCCGTGCAAGGCTAGTAAAAGATTCCCCATCTATGGAAAGCAAAAGTATTATGTGCGAAAACTCGATTGAGAAACGACTCGTCACTGAGGTGGAGAGAGTTGGTGGCTGGTGTTTGAAACTCCCCGCAATTCACAATGCTGGCCTCCCCGACCGGCTCTGTCTGTTCCCCGGTGGCGAAGTCGTTTTCGTTGAGCTGAAAGCATTCGGTAAAAAGCCCCGGAAGATTCAACTTTTCATGCACCGAAAAATTAGGGCTTTAGGTTTCAGAGTAGAGGTCGTAGACACCCCTGAACAAATTAAAAAAATAATAAAGGAGTATGAAGAACAATGCAAATTTAGCTCAGGCAAGAATTGACAGAGCAATTAAAGAAGAGGGTGACTACTATGCTACTCACCCATCTATGGTTGAGAGATTTATTTCTCGGGTTTCGGATAAATATGAACTTGGAAAAATTTTAGAACCTGCTTGTGGGGGG